AACGCACCCTTTTATGCCCTCATAGGCAGATTTGCAAAGGGCAAATGCCGTTATTGGGTCAATGGCTGCTCCGTTACAGTCTCAGGAGGCACTTGGGGGTCAGCCTGTTCCTTGATGAGCAACATCAAAGCCATTGCATTGGTCTTGGCTGGGAGTTCCCCCAAAGCCCCAAGGATCATGTTTACAGCGTCAATTGGCAGTTCCAGTTTTATCATTTGTTTTCCAGTGCTGTGATTCGGTCAGTCAGGGTTGTGATGGTTGACGCTTGGGTGTCGATGATTGCTTTCATCTCTTGAATAGCTGAAACCAAAACAGCCATTACACCCCTGTCATGGATGCCCAATAAAGCATCGGGGTCTTCAGGTTGGTGTACAACTTCAAGGCCGCAAGTTTGTTGGATATTTTGAGCAAAGAACCCCAGTTCTCTGCCTTTGGTTTCGTCTTTGTTTCCTTCAGAATTTTTATAGTAAAAATATTTTGGCGTTATGTTTAAAACAGCATTAAGACCGCCAGAATAATTACCGTCATCAATTTTTATTCTTTCATCGGATGTAAACCCCAAAACACCACCAGAGCAAGTAACTGTGCCTGTACCAAGAGAATATAACTTAACAGAATCATCATTTGAAACTAGAAGCGACTGCTTTGTTCCGTTTGATGAAACTACAAACAATCCATTAGTAATTGTTGATGTGTAATTGACTGATAACATACCAGCAGAGTTGATACGGGCTTTTTCTGCGTTGTTTGTATAAAAAATAAGCGGTAGTGCTGTAGCAGTCCCAAAATATGTCCCTGCATTATTTGCACTCAAAAAAGCATAATTTACAGTATCTGCATTATTGTTAAAAGATATGTCCCCATATGAATCAGAAGCACGCCCTTTAACACGAATGGAATATCCATTTGAATCAGCTAGTACATGAATAGGAGCGGCAGGGGCAGTAACGCCAATACCAAGCCGACCGCTGGCATCAAGGGTCAATGGCTGTGTAGTAGTAGCGCCGTCTGTGGAATACAAAACACCCCAATAGCACCCACTTCCAGCGGTATTGACTACAACATTATTAAATTGCCCACCCTCATAATTAAGCACACCATATTGAGTTGTAAGGCTTGAACGGTTAAACCTAATACCGTTTGTTACAACACCAGTTCCAGCAGATTTAACATCAAGTCTCCATGTGCTTGGGGTAACGGAACCAATAGCTAAATTCGTACCATCAAACACCAACGCACTACCCGTAGTCAGCACCTTTGAGCCATTGAGATATGCCACACCATTGGCTGTGCCACCTGTGACTGTGGGTGCGTTGGTGAACGATACCGCTTGGCTTGCGTCAATAGAGATCGCCGTTGTCCCGTTGGTCTGGAGCGCCAACACACCCGAGGAATCTGCGCTCGATTTCAAGCCAGCGGAGCCGCTGACTACGCCATTGTCTGCGTTGATCGTGGTGGTCATTTATGCCCCTTGTTGTTCAGCCATTTGTGCTTGATAAGCCGCAATGATTTCAGCAGTCCAAGCCACATTGCAAATTGCCGCAACATTGGCAGGGATGCCTGTCAGGTCTTGTCCCGGCGTGAGGCTTGAGCGGTGGTAGGTCTTGCTAATTTCGTTGCTGTTTTCCATGATGCGGGTGGCTTCACGATATAGAACAATGCCGTTCTCGGTGACTGTGATTTGGTCAACAGTGGTTGATTTGGTGAGTGACATGATTGGTTCCTTTAAGCTGTTGCTCTAAACATAAAAACAAGGTCAAATGTTTTGGTACTTGCTTGGGCATTTGTTACCCCTAAATTGTTTAAATTGTAAAACTGAAAAACACTTGATGATGGTGATACGCCCACAGTAAAAAAAACTGTGTAGTCGGTATATCTAAATCCGCCACCCCAATACCCTCCAGTTACAGATGGTGCTGTAAAAGGCAAACCGTTTATTTGTACATTTGCCGAACTTGATGTAGTTGGAAATGTGATGCGAGTAGCCACATAAACCATCTGTCCAATTTTTATATAAACAGCATTTGCTACGGTAAACGATAAACCTGCCCCACTACCATCAGTAGGAGTCCAAGTCCCCTCTTCATAATCATCCAAAGTGTTTGCGTCAGATGATGCTGATTGAGTTGCTGGAAAAGTGATGCCAGCACCAGAGGTGGATGGGGTTGCCGCACCAACTGAAATAGTTGTTGGGTTCGTGGTTCTTCCCGCCATCGTCACCGATTGGTCTGTCCCAAGCGTCATTGCCGTAGTCGGCGTAGCCCCAGTTTGGAACACCAAAGTGCCCGTGGTGTCGGCTGTGACCTTATAGGCCGTGGTGCTTGTGGTTGATGCGCTTATCGTTGACATTTAGATTACCACCCATTGTTGACCGCTACTTACAGTTACGACTGCTCCCGATGCCACCGTAATTGGCCCAACAGAGAACCCGTTGTTCCCGGTCTGAATCGTGTAGCTGGCTGAAACTGTTGTTGCGTTGATTGTGATGCCATTACCCGACACCATAGCCGTGGAGGTCAAATCCCCTGTGCTTGGTTTATACAGTAGTTTGGCGTTGCCTGTGTACAGGTTCTGGGCCGTTCCCGAAGTTGCCGCCGCAAATACCGGGTATAGGTTGCTTGTGGTGCTGGTGTCGTTGCTCAGAGCCGATCCACCGATTGACTTCCAAGCGGGAGATGAGCCGCTGTAGCCTTCAAATTCGTTGCTGGTGGTGTTATACCGCACCATACCAGTTGAGGGGCTTCCCGGCTGTTGTGCCGTGGTTCCCTTGCTGACCAGCAAAGCTCCAGTTGAAGTGAAGCTAGAGTCAGCCGTTGCTGTCAGGCTAGTAAATGATGCCGCCCCGTTGGTGTTGCTGATCTTAATGAAGTCACTGCCGTTCCATGCACAAACTGCGTATTCATTGGCAACGATGGTGACCCCGGTGGTTGGGCCTACGCCCACCAGCTTTATGCTCTGGGTGCTGCCGGTCTTGTTGATAACAATGTATATCTTGGACTGAGCCGGGGCCGTGATGGTGCGAGTTGCTGTACCGCTGGCCGTCCACAGGATGACTGCTTGCCGTGCCTGATTAGAGGCAAGGGTTGTGGTGCTGAGTGTTACATCCGCATCAGATGTGAGCGTGGTAGTTCCTGCAACAGCCGTGTCCAGCAGCGAGGTGATGCTGTTGTTTACCGTGTCGCCCCATGTGCCACTCAACTCTCCCGTGACCGGAAGGGCCAAACCCAATAGTGATGTTGCTGCTGTCGTCATGTTTAAACCTCAAGTTACGACTTCTTCCCAAGCTGGAGTCTGTTCATCTTGAACATTACCCCAACCGGGTGTCTGCGGGTTGTTGATATTTTGCCACGATGCGGTCTGCGTGTCATCTATGTCTTTCCAATAGACGGCAATCACATCACCCACCGATCCTCTTGCGTTTACACCTGTTAGGGCCAGCGTTCTTTCCGCAATTGAAACAGACCCAACCGCAGCATCCGCTGAAACACCTGTCAGGGCAATCAACACCTCTTTGACAACTGTGCCGACCGAGGCATCCGCTTGATTACTGTTTAGCGGGACAATGACCCCGCCGGGATACCCAAAACTCAAAACCCCGGTCAGTTCAACATCTGCGCTCTGGACAACCGTGCCAACCGCCCCGTTTGCCTCTACCCCGGTCAGAGCCTTGCTCTTGTCCCCAATAACGGTTCCAACAGCCCCAGATGCTGTTACGCCCGTCAGGGCCACAGACATGGATGGAGTGACAGAGCCAACTGCGCCAGAGGCCAACACCCCTGTGATTTCTACATCTTTACTCTGAACAACCGTGCCAACTGATCCAGCCGCAGAAACACCTGTCAGGGCAACTGTACGGGTATTCCCTACATCCCCGGCGTAGCCATAAGCTACATCGCCGTCTTCGCCCTCAGAGGTGCTGGGGGTTACCGAGCCAACTGCCCCAGATGCAGAAACCCCGGTCAGGGCTATTTCTCTATCCGCTGATACTGTTCCTACCGCCCCCGCCGCTGATGCGCCCGTAAGCGCAACCGTCATTGATGGCGTGACTGTCCCTACTGACCCAGACGCAGAAACACTTGTGAGTGCTGGTGCGCTGGTTGGGGTTACGCTTCCTACCGACCCGTCAGCCTGATCGCCGGGGACAAGAATCTCCCCGATCCCCCACGGGCCAGTACTCCACGGGCCAGTACCCCAGCCTGCCATGGTCTACCCCTTATGTGGTAGCCAAGCGCAACAGAGCAGTCGAAGTCGTGTTGGAAGGCATCGTCAAGGTGAAGGTTCCAGCCGTGATCGTCTGCGAACCAAAGGTGTGGACACTGACCGCCTTGTTACTCTGCGTAGAGTTGTAGATCAACACCGCATCAAACGCCGTGGTCAAAGTCACCGTGGTATAGGTGATTGAAGCCGAAGGGGTCCAATACGCTACACCAGCGGTGGCCGAAGAGTTGGTGGCCGCAGGCACAGTGCCGTTGGTCACTGTCACGCCGCCAGCAGAATATCCAGTCCCGGTAACTTCACCAGTGCTCGAATAAGCCGTAGTGGAAGCGTTGACCGTTGCCGATGCAAGGTACAAAGCCGCTTTGAACGTGTCAGCGGTCGTGCCCGCACGGGTGGGAGAAACGCCAAAGTTGTGGGTTGCGGTCAGTACTTCGCCCAAAAACGAAGTGGTCATTGCCTGTGTGTTTGCCATGATGTTTCCTTTAGCCTAAAGATGCGGCTTCAGCGCCAGCAAAAGCTGGCATTTTCTTCAATTGAACATGGGCAGAACGATGCACAAGTTCACCCTCCAACCAATACTCAACCCAGGTGGTTAGTTCGTTGTCATTATCTACGACTCCCTCACGCTTTTCAAGCAGGGAATCGTCCATTTCGCCTTTGGTGGTCGTGACTATCAATTTGAACTCCTGATCAATGCTGTGGTTGATGTGTTTGCTGGCATTGTGATTAAGAACGTAGCGGTAGATGTTTTGGTTGAGCCAAAATCTAACACGGCCACTGACTTATTGCCCTTGGTTGAGTTGTAGATCAAAGCACAACGCGCTGTCAGAGCTGCTGTCCAGGATACATTATCAAACCCAACATAAGCCGTATAACCAGAACTGTTAACTGTAATTCCGGTCATGATTTGACCGCCGGCCGTGTACCCCGTTGCTGACACTTCATCAGTGCTGCTGTACACAGTCGTGTCAGCATTCAAATCGGCGTTACCCGTATACAAGGCAATCTTGATCACATCAGTGGTCAAGTCATGAATGCCCTGGTAAAGCTGCGCTTTAAAGCTGGTGGTCTGGGTTTGAACAATGCTCATACAACAGGGTTCCTAACCTGACCATCGCGGTATGCATCCATACGCTGTTTGCCATCACCCAAGTTCTTGAGCAAAATAATGGCTTGCGTGTAACGATCATTGATCAGCTTAACCATGTCGGCCTCACCCTTCATGTAGGTGTAAGCCTCACACAAAGTGCCATACAACAGCGCAGAATCAAAGTTGTCGCCCAACCAAGTGGTGGAGGCCGTCACAATGGATTCTGGGTAATAGTAGTAATGCAATTCAGCGTTGTATTGAATATCTGGAGTTGGACCAAGAATAAATGACAACTCATTTACATCGTTTGATTGGGGACCAAAAATAGCATAGTGCTGGGGTTTTCCATAATCAGTAGGATTAGGGTAGCACTCTCGCATAAAGTTAACATCTTTATTCAGGAGGTACAAATAATCACCACCGCCCACAGGATAAAGCGCCAATGAATATGAGGATAAAAAGTCGTTTGGGCAAGACAAATACTTGTTTTGTGCAGTTACCGTACCAGTAACATTCTTGCGAAGATTTGCAATCTGAACAGTATTGTAAATACGCTGCTCAGCCTGTTTGATCATTGTGTTCATGTCCGTTGTATTGAACGTGTTTTCACAATAATCGCTTACAGCGACTACAAGCTGAGCATATGTCATTGCCATTTTTTAACCTTAACCCATTGGGCCACGGGCCATTACGCCTTTAGTGGCTGCGCCAGTACCGCGAATTTTGATTCCGTCTGTTTTTACATTATCACGAGCTGGGTTTCCCATAGAAACACGTTTCACAGGCATACCACCAGGAGTAGACTCGTTTGCGCTCATGCTGTTGGGATCGGTAACATAGCTTTGAGCAGTTTTAATGCTTACAGCTTTGCCCTTCATGGTATGCGGCTGAGCGTAGATGTTGGCAGAGCCAACTTCTTTGCCCATTATTTTTTTGCTGTACTTAGCCATGTTAGCCTCCACGCTGGTTCATTGCACGAGACATATTCTTACCAAAGGTCTTGCGGTCCATGCTTGTGAGACCACCCTTTTTAAGCTTCAAAGTGGTAGATTTACCACCCTTGTGCTTTTGGGCGTCATGCTGTTTAAAGGCTTTTTTGATCATTGCCTTGTCTTGTGCTGCATCTTTTTTGTCCATGATTGCTCCTAAGTTACGCTTACCGTTACTGTACCAACACTTGTGGTCGCTACCAAGTAGTTTGGCGTCAAATCCACATCAAAAAACCGCGATCCACCCACAGGGTTCCATCCCCACTGAATATCCCGTGAACCACCTTCTGGGGTTCCATATCCATCTTGACCAATCCCTGGGTTAACCTCATTAATCTGCAACCCGCTATTGCCAGATGTAACGTAACTAACGTCAGGCCTTGGCTCTCTAACAGCTTGCGGATCTTGAACTGGGTACAAACCAAGCGAAAGTTGCGGTTGATCAGGGTCCCAGCATTCTGGACAAACCTTAATCTCAAACAACTTTGTCTTGATAATCTCCTTCTTCAACTCCTTGAGCATGTACCTCTGTCCACACCGGTCACACTCGGCAATCGAATACTTACCTGAGGCGTATTGCGTAGCCATGATCAGTAGAACATTTGGCGCGGTGCTAGCCGCAAAGAAGCTTTCTCACGATCATTTGTAGATGCCCAAGCCCATTGCTCTTCATAGGCCGCTTTGAGTTCCTGCGTTCTAGCCATTGCTTCAGGAACTTTCATTGAAACGTAGTAGGCTAAGCCAGAAATTAATGGCGGGATCATGCGAAATGGCACATCTTGTGTACGGGCGCCAGCTCCAGCATCTTGCATCCGGCGCATTCTCCAGTACACAAACGTGTAAGCCCCGCCGGCATTGGGCGTAGGCCAAACATTAATGTTAGGAATGTACGTGGCATATACCGAATCACCTGCCGCATGAGCAGCTGCAGTTGTATTTGATTGGCCGCGAACGCAGTTTTGCAGCTGGTTGCCATCCAGGTTTGTGTAATTAATGATCTCACTACCAATTGTGATGTAACCGGCCGAACCAATGTTTGCCACACTTGCAAAGGTAATTACCGTATCAGTTGCGGTAATTGCTGAGCTTAACGTTGAAGCTGCAGTTGCATTTGTATTCCCAGACTGCCGATCAATCCAAACCTGAATAGGCCGGCCTTGGGCATACTTGTTGGGAATCTGCGAGTATGTTGTCTCAGAAATTCGCGTGATATTGATGTCAATTTGGTTTAGGCCAGTGCCATTGCGAACTACATGGTCTAGCAAATCAATCGTATCAATGGGCAAAGCATAGGTGAGCTGGCCCGTGTTTAGCACAATCTCACCTTGCTCAATGGTCCACAGATTAATGCCGCGGTTTGCCCACTCAATGGTAAGCAAGTTCAAGCTACGCCGCGCAGTGCGCAGCTGGTAGCCCGTTCGCATCTCAACCCCACAGCGTTCATATGCCTCTTCGGCAATCTCTTGAAACTGTAGGTTGAAGTCTGTGGTTCCAGTAGTGGTCATTTCTTAGCCGCCCTCATGTTGTCTACGAGGTTAGGGTATGGACGTCCAGCCCTTTTAGCCGTAGCTTTGGCAAACGCTTTTTGCGCCAGACTCAGCTTCTTAGGCTTTTTAGAAGGATTGGGTTTATCCCACACTTGACCACCTTCAGCAAATTGCGTGAAGTCAGTGTTGTCCCGGCGTGGTTTCTTTACGCCACTGGGCATTTTGGAGGGGTTAATATCCCCCATGCCACGGCTGGCTCTCATACCATCTTTCCACGGGTTTTACCCCGCTGGGCGCAACCATCAGCTCTTTTAGAAGCAGAACTAACTTTGCCGCCAGATGCCATTTCACGGGGGGATGGAGGCATACGCTTTTCTTTGGTAAAAATACGAGCGTCTTTTTTGTCTTCATACGCTTTAAGCTCTTTGGCCGTAGGACCACCTTGACCACCACGACCGGCGCCAGCTTTAGGATTTAAAAACTCAGACAATTTATCGTCTTCTGTAATGTAACGCATGGCTTTTTGATCGGGAACATCACTGGTACGCAGTTCAACTCCCTCAGTGTTAATGTCAACCTTATCATCTGCCATTTTGCCAACGCCAGCCGTATAAGCATAACGTTCGCCGTCATATTTTTTAGTCGCCATGATTTACCCCTTTAGCAGGCCATGCCGCCCTTACCCATTTTGATCACTGTGCCTTTGGTTTTGCCTTTTTTGGCAATGCCATCAGCCGAACGGGTGAAACCACCAGAAGCCATTTTTTTAACGCTGCCGCCTTTTTTCATGGCAGGCATTCCACCGGGAGCAGGCATAGGTGCAGCTGCAGGAGGCGCCATAGAGCCACGCTTTTTAGCCATCATCATTGCCATCATTTTGGGGTCCATCTTTGTAGCCATATCACCACCTCTTGAAAATGTTTTGCCTTTGTCGGCCTTGCTAAAATCTTTTCCCACAGACTGTGGGACTCCTGCTTTCTTGGCGAACGATGGATTGTGGGCCACCGCCTCCATGAATCTGTGCTGCTTTGCGCTATGAGAGGGCACTTCTTTGCTCCTTCATAAACAAATCAATTTTAGTCTCTAACCGGTCTAACCGGTCCATAATTCTGTTTATATCTGTGTGCAAGTCTACCTTGGTCACATATTCTTTTGGCATTTCTTCTCTGGTCTTGTTAATCAAAATTTGAAGGCGTTTGATCTCATCGGACTTTTCTTTTAAGTTCCAACCTAACAACCCCAGAAAAGCCGTCAACACAGCGTTCCAAATAGCCATTTCCATGTCAGCACTTCCAAGCCCGTAGGCTCTTATTGATACGCGAATCTGGGTCTTTGGCCGTCTTGGGGCTGGTTAGCTTTTTCTTCATGCCTTCCATCCTGGCGCAAAAAGAGTCTCGCCTGCTACCGCCCTCTGGTTGGGGAGGCTTTAGGTTCATGCCTTGTTTTTTCGCAGAGGCCCGTCCCTTGGCGTTCAAGCCGCCTTTAGGATTCTTGCCTTCTTTGCGTGTCCATGCTGGGCTAGCCATTTACTACTTCCAACCGTGACCGCCTTATTCCCTCTAGCAAAGGGACAACGACTTCTTCACGAAAATTGTTTGTGAATGTCTCACTGCCAATGTGCGGCAAGCTGATATCTACATCAATGTAGACCTTGAATCCCATTGCTGTTGCGCGGTCGCAGAACAAGTAGTCTTCTCCAACGTACCTGTCATCAACAATGTCAAAGTCAAAGATGGCTGAGACTTTGTTTCCGGTCACATTGTTTGTGTAAGACCACTCAGGATGGGCCGCAATCATCTCTTCGATCACATGACGGCGAATGAGCATGAACCCCGTACCAACACGCTTGACGCGCATCAGAGAGCCATCAAACTCAAGGTCTTCGTTCTCGTCCCAGTACAGGTCTGTAAAGAACTTCTTGTCACGCGCCCTGCGTGGGTATGCCCCAGCAGAGATGTCTTTTGAACCACCTTGAGCCAGCAGACGCAGGATGTCATCAGGCGTGACCACCACATCAGCATCAATAAACAGCAAGTCTGTACAGTCAGTCTTCAAGAACTCCGCTACCAGCGAATTACGCGCTAACGTAATGATGGAGCAGTTTGAAATATCTGAAAGCGTAATGGCAATACCAAGCCGCATAGCTTCTGGCATCAGTTGAGCCAAGGCATACGCAGTCTTGATATTGACCTTGCCGTCATAGCATGGGATGCCTATGAACAGTTTACGGCCCGACAAACTTGCTTGTTTAACTTCAGCCATAGAATGCGGTCACTGCTGTGACGTTAGTTGCGGTCATTGTGATGTACAGCGCGTTTTCAATCAACAAGCCTTCACCAGGAAACACAATGTTGTTCATCTGTGCTGCCGCTGCCGTGTCAAACGAAGCGTGCCATTGAGTAGAGTTACCCGTGGCAGTGTTGGACACATATATAGCGGCTGGTGTGGCAGTGATTGTTCCACTGTTGATGTCCACCAAAGTAAAAGCATCCGCAGTTGTTCTGGTAATTGTGTAGTTACCATTGGTAGCTGAACCACCTGTACCAACTGCAAAAGAAATACCCACTCTGTCGCCCGTATTCAACCCGTGCGCCGTGCTTGCCACAGTAACAGTAGTGCCAGAACGGCCATACGTCACGCTGGAAGAAACGGGGGCTGTAAGAGAGTCAAAGATGCTCACAGCACCGCCAGTAGCGGTACAGGAAATCGTCAATCCTTTAACCCGACAACGGCCAATGTAACCAAACCCACTTTGGTTCAGGTGAACTGAACTTACATCATATTGCATTGCCATAATCAATCCTTTAAAAAGCGGGGGCCGAAGCCCCCAAGATCAATTAAGCAGACGCTGGGTTAGCAGAGCCGTCCGAGTCACGAACGATGTACTCAACAGTAACAGTAATCGTACCGGCAGTAGCGTCAGCAGTGGCTGCGGTAAAAGTACCGTAAATGATTGCATCAGTTGTGCCGATGCTGTCATAAAGACCTGAAGTAGCCGCTGCGATGGTGGCCGGAGAAGTTTGAACCGCCGAAGTGCCAGTGTTGACCGAAGCCATATACAGGTTAGCTGTGCCAGAACTACCAATGGTAACGCCGCAGTTTGACGCGCCAGTCAGGGCAACATTAACCTCAAGGCCGAAGCGAAGAATCTTAGCGCCAGCAGGAAGCACAAACATCTGTTGTGCTGTAGGGCTTGCCAAAATCACAGAAGTAGGAGCCGTATAAGTTTGGGCAACAGTAGTTCCACCCATATTGCGAATGGTGCCGGCAGTAGTGCCAGTGGTGTTTTTAACAGTGCCCAACAACCAGGGGCCAAGGTGAGTAGCGAAACCCATAATCAATTCTCCATGCGTTATGGCATATCAATCTTGCATGACAGTCAGCCGGGACTGTTTGATACGCCGGGAATCCCGGTTTAAAAGCAATATACACCAAAAGAAAAGGGGGCACAAGTGCCCCCCTTCCATTAGGCTCCAGCAGAGCCGTACATGCCCAGAGGGTCAGACCAGCCGAAGCTGTAACGCTCACGAGCTTTGTACCGAACGTTGCCGGTGTCAAAGTCGCCGTCCATGCTGTTGGACAACGGGGTACGCACAAAGTGCTTCATGCCGTTAGGAACGTCAGTGGTAAGGAACCATGCGTTCGAATCGGTCAAGAAGTGGTTAATGCAGTAACCATCAGGGATGGCACCGTTGTTCTTCAGTGCGTTCACATCGTTGTCAGTCGTGCCAACGCGCAGCTCGGTTTCGAGCAAACGAGTAGCAACGAATTGCAACTGAGGAGGAACAACCAACTTCTTGGGCTTGGCTGCGATCAACAGGCCGCGCTCATCCGTCCACAAGCTGATCTGAATAACTGCGTTTTCCAACGAAGTCTCATTCAAGTCAGCAGCGGTCGAAGGAATGTTGCTGTTGGTGCCGCCAGAAACCAAGGGATGGCTGGCGCTAAACAATGCAACGCCATCACCGCCGGTATAGGACGTTGAAAAGCCATTGTTCAACACGGCTGCAGCTTTAACCTGCTTGGTGTATGCCATTGCACGGGCCAGGGCTTTGGTGTAACGAGCAGACAGGCTGTCGTACAGGTTGTCTTCGATGGCCTCTTCGGTCAGCGAGAAACCTAAAGCAATGGTTTCGTGGTTGTAGCGAGCGGTCCAAGCTTCCTGCGCATTATCATAAGAAATGGCAGAGCCTTCGTTTTTCACCGGAGCGGCGTTGAATCCAGACAGTTTGGTTTCCTCTTCAAAAGAACGCTCAGAAGTCTCGGTTTCGTAGATTTCTTTGTGTTCTTCGCCGTAGCGTGCATACTCCAAACCAAACAAAGCGTTCAGGCCTGGGAGCAACTCTTTAAGTAGTTGTGCGCGTGAAATTGCCATTTTATATTACTCCTTAAACGCCAGTGGTACTGGTGTACTGGTGCAAGTTGAACTTGACCAAAAACTCGTAATAGGTCGTGGCAGCTACACCAGCAGGGCCGGTAGCAGTATCAGGCACAACATCAATTACACGAACTGGCAACGTATTGGTCGTGGCGGCTGAAGTACCGTCAATACCGTAATACGAGTCACCAGTGGCGGTCGAACCCGTAGCAACAGAAATTGCCACGTTTGAGCCAACAATCGCTCGGGTGAACGGATTGGGGACAGTAGTCTGACCATTGGTTGCAACAACCCGAAAGATTGCATTGGGATCATCCACAACATAGCCAAAAGCCATATTGGTAGATGTTGACAAAGCAGCCGGGTAGTACTGACCTTGAACGGTTTGACCGCTTGAGTTCACGTACTGACAACCCACCAATACACCAACGTTAGTAC